ACGGTCGAATGCGGGATATACTGGCGAGAAGCTCTTGGGGACGCCGTGTTTACGCTGCCCACTAACAAGACTTTCGTACTTGGGCCTTTTGAGTCGAGTAGATTCAAGCAGGATGATGAGTGTCTCTACGTGGATACGAACGCGACTCGCGGTAAGATAATCGCGATCAACTTACCCTATTAGGTAAGTTCCTCTATTTTTCGGAGGTGATAAAAACGGCTGATTATATTACTCATGATGATGCTGAGGATTATTTCGCTACGCGGCTTAATGCTACTGCTTTCCTGGGTGCTTCGGATGCCGATATGGAAAGTGCCCTTCATATGGCAACCCAGGCCATCAACAGCCTACCTCTGAAGGGCTGGAAGGCCGATCCCGAGACTCAGGTTAATGCCTTCCCCAGATACACCCCCCTTGCCAGAGGCGGCTTTATGGGCGACGGCGTGACAGTCCCCCAGGCCGTCATAGATGCTTGCTGCGAAGAGGCTTTAGAGCTCTTAGCAACTGGCGGCAATGTTCGCAGATCCCTGCAGGACCAGGGTGTAACCTCGATGAAGATGCTTGATATCTCGGAGTCATTCGCCCCGCCTGTGGATGTCCCTACTCTGATCTCAAGGATTGCCAGGCAGCTTATGAAGCCCTTCATGGCTGCGGCGGTGCCGATAGTATGACCATCAAAAGCCCCGTAAAGGACTACCTCAAAAATGTAGGCCAATATAAGGATCTATGGAAGCTCTATCTTGGGCTGCCCGCGGATCCTCTGGTCTTAACTGATGCCTCCCCGGCTGGCAATCATAAGGTAAGGATCTCCATTTGGCCGGTTTCAGGACATATTGATTGCGTCGGAACCGTCCAGGTGAATGCTGAGACACCCCTAAATTTCACCGGAGAGGGTTACATCGACTCAGTAGGCACCTTAACATCCACGCCTACTATTCATTGTGTCGGGCTTGACTGTGCAATCCGGGTCGATGCAATCACCACCTCAAATACCCTCAAGTGGAAGGGCACTTATACAGACTTCCCCTGCGCCTGGTCTGATAAAACAAAGATGTACCTGACCACTGCCGGCGCATGGACTCTATCAATAGGGGAAGTAGTTGCTGAGAGCGGCCTACCCTGGCGCGAGACCAATTACATCGTAGGCGATTATATCCGCAAAAAGGGAGCTGCGCTTGAATACATGATCAAGCGATGCATTGTTGTCTGCGATCTGGATGCCGTCGAAATGTACCGGGAATATATGTTCTGAGGTAAATGCCCGATCCCTTCCCGCCTACAATTAAGCCCAAAAAGGCAATGCCCCTCATCCCGCCTGCTCCGGCCAACGAGGACGAGGAAGATCTGGATCCAGAATTAAAGGCCCTTCTTGAGGATGAAGATCTTTGGCGGGAGCTTCAAGAGAACCAGATCGAGCCGAACATCAAGGGCCTATGGGCCTACTTTGTGGGCACCATTGGGGCTATCTCCCTGGCGGCAGGAATGGCCCGCTCCTCCCGGCAGTTGACAGGCTCCGAAGAGCAGGCCGCGAAGTGGAAGGCAGGCCCGGATTATGCCCGGAAATATTTTGAAGAGCGCGGAGCATGGCTCGTTACTGAAGTTAGTGAGACTGACAGGGCACATATCCGCCAGCTCCTTAAGGATCATTGGGGCGAGGGTGAGGTGCGCTTTGCCCGGAACATCACTGGCGATTATCTCTTGGACGAGAAGAGAGCCAAGAAGATCTACAGAACCGAAATGCACAACTGCAATGAGGCGGGAGCCTATGCAAACGCTTTTTTCAATGGTGGCCGTTTCCGTGTCTGGATCAGCAACGGCCTGAACGCCTGCCCTGCCTGCCATGATATGAACGGCGAGGTTGCCCCGATTGATCAGCCCTTCAGTGATGGCTCTTATTACGCTCATAAACATCCAAATTGCGGGTGTACCGAGTTTTTCTATACCCAGGCCCCAACTAAAGAGCAGCTAGTAGACAGCAATAGATTGAGCCAAGAGACCACGAACGAGGACTTTGCAGCGCTGGATAAGTATGTCTCGATTGCTGTCAAAGATCGGCCTGAGCTGAGCAAAAAGGGCGAGGTGATGCAGATAGATCTAGGTGACATAGATCTAGGTGAGATGGCTCTTTGACCCAACTAGGATAAATCAATATACAAAAGTGGACAAAGAGGATAGCCCAGAAAAGCAGGGGAAACCACCGGTTAAGTACGTACAAGTCGCATCTTTCCTTATACGTATCTGGCGCTGTGGCACAGTAACCTAAATCGCTTTTGGCAAACTACCCATTCCTATACTCTTGGCAAATCTCTATCGACGATTGCCCGTTATCGAAAAATCAGCATCGGCCAAATCTAAAATACGTTGTGGAATCCAGCGCGCAAAGGTAGACCTTACGAGGTCGAAAGCATATTTATAAAATTATCTTGTGCTCTTATACCGGCCCGGAAGGTTGTATAATTGACTATGGATAACTATTAGACCAAGTATGTATATCTCATTCCTCAAATGTCAAATTGCATAGAAATCGATAGCCCTGGCCGCATTACCATATAGATAACTATATATAGCTTCAAAACAAATATTTGCAGCGTCGAAGATGGAGAGTAAGTGGTATGGCAAGAGCTCTAAGGCTTGGATTAACTCTAAGTGAGGAGGATGCGAAGGTGTTCTGGCAGAGCGAGAAAGCTTACGCCGTCACGCCACAGCAGAAACATCAGCTTAGAGAAGCGCAACGAATTTATCAGTCCCATCCGATTAAGTTCTGATGGCCCCCATCGAATGGGAAGATATCAGCGTCGAGCCACTAAATAGCGATCACGATTTTAGCGATTTCTGTTGCGTCAGTGATGATCTAAACGATTTTATAAAAAATGATGCCCGACGTGAGCAGGAGTGCATGTTAAGCAGAACCTACCTATTCCTTTATGAAGGTTCTGTTATCGGTTTTGTTTCGCTAAGTGCTGATTCCGTTTTAGCACCACGTTTAAAAAGCGAGGATCTGGTAAGAAAACGGGGTAGTAATAGACCGATATATTCGAGTCTTCCATGCATTCTGATAGGCCGTCTGGCAGTTGTGAAAAGGTGTGAGCGCCAAGGCATCGGAACGAATATTCTAAAATGGTCAGTTGGACTCATAACAGACATAGTTTGCAAATCGGTAGGATGTAGATACATAACGGTAGACCCTAAAATAGAATCTCTCGATCTCTATCTAAAGTCTGGTTTAGGATTTACCCCCATGGAAGCAATAAAGCCCGGCAAACCCGAGACTAGATATTATATAAATTTATATAGATTGCTGAATGATTAGAACCGAGCCGAAGGCGAAGAACGAGTCGCCAAATCGATTTTAAGCCCGGTTGTGATTGTGGCACACTGTTGTGACACACCAGAAAGGTTATATTTTGACAGGGCGCATATTTGCGCCTAGGGAGGATCAATGCAAAGAATTCATGCGCCTTTTGATGAGCCTACATTGGCGCAGATCGACCGGGAAGTAGAGAAAAGCGGAGGCAGTAGGGCTCAATGGCTTAGTTCTGCGATAGGCGCATATTTGCGCCTTCTTGAGCTTACCAAAGGCGCAGATCCAGCCGAAATGATCCCCGAGTTGGCGCAGCTCAGGAGCACAAACGAGAGCCGGTGGAGAGAGAACCAGCAGCTTAAGAGGTCCGAAGAAAAAGCACTCGAAGACGTGGCGCAAGTTAAGCGCAAACTAGACTCATTAGAGGAGCAGACAGCAGCCACCCAGGAAGAGCTGGAAAAAGCACGCTCTGACATGATCCTTTTACAGCACGACATGGCGCATTGCCAGGACACCATCAAGCAGAAGGACCAGGAGATAGCCTTCCTGCAGGCGCACATAGCACAGCTCACCCAAAGCATCAGCCAGCTAGCCCTGAAGCCAGGTGAAGAGGAGATCAAGAAAAGGGGCTGGTGGCAGTTCTGGAGATGATGAGGCTATGATAACATTAAGGCAGCTTGGTTTAATTTGTATAATTTCAAGCTTTGCTTTTAATGTGTATGGAATGCACCTTAATCAGAAAGAAAAAGAGATGCACAAAGACGGTTGGTATGACATCGGGTATTTTAATTATGGACCGTTGCTTCAGGTTATTGGTATAATGCTGAGTTTCACTGGTGCGATGATATTCTATTTCGACCCCTAGGATGCCGGAGCGAAGAGCTGGTGGCAGTTCTGGAGATAGAGAAATTAATATAAGATGTATAATGAAAGAGGATTATGTCAAAACGTATCGGAGAATTCCAAGGAGCTCCCGTCGAAGAGATGTCGACCGCAAATCTCAGAGAAAAGTATGCATTATGCGTCGATTGGATCGCGTCATCCGGAAAGATCGCTTCGGTGAGACTCTCAAATAAGGACAAAGCAGGCATAAAAATAATACATGAAATCAGGATCGAAGGAAAGAACGGAATAGTAAATAGAACACTAGTAGCACTCACGCAGGCCCTTGAGACCCTAAAGTCTATGGAGGAAAGGATAGAATCAGAAATAAAGGAAGATATAGAAAGAAAGCAAAAAGAGACGGGCATCCTTGTAATACGCGTGCCGGGAGGATTAAGCAAAGAGAATACACCAGAAATACGCCTTTCAGAGTACGGGCTGAAGGTCAGAAGATCACGATATGATGAACAGAGTATCTTTTTCATTGTGAAGGGGACCGAAAAAGAAGATACAGCGATAAAACCACCATTTAAGATCGAAATTGAGGGAGAGGGAGATTTCGTATCTGTTAGCAGAGGAAACATTAGGCCCCTTGTAGAAGAATTAACGGCTATTTTTCAGTTGCCTTTAATGAGAGAATAGTTCAATTGAACTTTGAACTATTTTCTATCAATCTCTCTAATCTAACTATATATTATATATCTATCTATATTTATCTCTATCTCAAAGTATCAGTATCAGTAAATCGCGTAAATTCCCACGCGATCAGTACAAACGATTAGCCTTAACGAACGGGACCGAAATTAGTCAATAGTTCAATTGAACTATTTCAGAAGTAAGACCAATTTGCGGTTATCGCTATGCAAAGGCTTTGTCTCTATATAATCTCCCATCGATGCAACGAGCATAGAGAATAGTTGCTTGCTTAGATGCATTTTCTTTCTAGCATCCTGCGCGAGCAGCTTCCCACCACTGGCCGCAAGCAGGGCACGGAGGATATCACCTCTATCCTTCTGCATGGGCTGAGGCTCTTTCTTGGTAGCCTGTCGGAGATCATTGATTAGCTTGAGCTGGATAAGGCTGTTATCTGCCTGGAGGTCTTGCGTGGACTCCAGGGAGTCAATGCGATCCTGCAAGGGCTGGATGGCCGCAGCGACGGCATCTTTAACGAGGTCCTGGAGCTGGCCGATGGTCAGGGTGATAAGCTGATCAGAGGGCGATACGTGGCCTGGAAGGCCAAAAGTTGATATGCTTTCAGCTAATACGTTATCATGTAGCATGATGTCTCACCAACAGAGTGCTCTAAGCGGTAATGAGGGCCCTATGAGGGTTTTCATTACTGCTTTCCTTTAACGCTTCTGGAATTACCTTACCTACGCTTATGTGGACAAAGTCACCATCTTTTATCCCCAAAGCTTGCCGTAGGTCGTTAGGCAGGGTTATACGACCATGCAACCGTACTTGAACAGTTGCATTAAGCTGCATTGTTTTTGGCATAATTTCTATTATTTCTTTTCTGGCATATATAGGTTATCTTTGCCTTCCAAAACCTATTTATACCATTGGTTACAGTAGGTTAAGATTGGTGAGACAAAATGCAGAGCAAAGTTTTAGTCCAAATGGAAAGCCCGGTAACGCAAAAACCGGAAGCAGTAGAAGCCTTGGCGGTATATCTGAATAAGACCATCGAGGGCGGCGTGTTGGATCTCGGAGCAGCCAAATTGGTAAAATCGAATAAGGGCGATTGTTTCTATACTGTGACCGCGCGTAAATGCTCCTGTCCAAGCGCTGCCTACCGCGGCGGGCCATGCAAGCACATGAGGGCCTACTTCCCACAGCTTACGAAGCCCGCCGCGAAGGATGAAGGCAGCATCCGGCCAACAGGCAGCTTCAAGCCTTTCAGCCTGTTGCCAAGTGAGGAGAAGAACGCGGCGAGGGAGATGGCTTAAATGGCCCCGTCTCAAATCGAACTGGAAGGCGCTGCTCTGGCAGCACTCTTAAAGGCAATCAAGCCTATCCTAAAGCCTTACCCAATCCCAACCGATAGCAGGGGCCATAAAAAGAAGGGTGTAGTGTTGGCAGACTTCGCTGAGGAGGGTACTCGTCTCATTCTAGCTCGAAACCGGTTAATCTGGGAAAAGAAAGGTGATATAGGGCATGGGGACGGCTGGGAGATCAAAGATTTTGTGGAGTTGACCGCCGAGGGCGCAGTCACGCGGTTCAACTTCGTGCAAATTGTGCAGAACCTAGCCAAAAGCCAGAGCACTTGATTCCTGGTCAATCTCTTTTTTTAATCACCCAAACCTTTTTTCATTAGATCCTTCAATCCAGAAGAGGATAAAGAGGGGAATTGATTATGAAGATATTTTGCATCCTTCTGGCGGCCTTGTTATTTCTGCCTGCATTGGCCCTCGCGGAAAATGACAGTGTAGTGATGGGTTCGTATAAAGTATCCTTCGATCTAGCAGGTGCCAAGAATATGATTTCGTATCACTTAGAGCCCGTGCATGAAAGTACTTCGGAAGATTTAAGTTCTGATTACAAGAATATATATTATTTTAGCATAAATATATCACAGCCGTCCATCCGAAAGAATGAGTATCTCTATAACGACATCGATCTAGAGCTTATAACTAGCAATTCAATAATTCCTAAATACGATGAGTTATACTATAAAAAAGAGATATATAATTTATTAGCAGGCCCCAGAGGAACTTGGTGTGGTTTTGGGACACTCTCTTCCACAAACGACTTTGATTTCTCTCCAAGAATCATCGACGGTGGTCAAGGGTATGTAGGCAGTGGCGGTAGTAGTATAATGTTTGCCATGACTTCATATGCCGCAATTTTTCATCCTTCGATAGATCCAGATCATGTTGAATGTCGGATATTTTCCAATCTAGTGGGCTGGGACGAAGGCACCCTACAGCTTCTCAAGACCATTCACATTGAGAAGATAAATGCGACCATCTGAAGCTTCTCTTTTTTGCCTCAATTTGGTCTATGTCATTCTTGAAGATCTTGATAAAAATGACATAGAACTTAAGGCGGCGATAGGCCCGGTCCACAAATTGCCTCCTGGGGCGGCAATCCCTCAATTGCAAACTCTTTTGGACCAGGCCCGCTATTGCCCCCTTTTCCTTCGCGATGTCCTTTTAATTTCTTTTGAAAATGCTTCAGGCTAACCTTCTCTCTTTTTTCCTAAAGTGCCTTGTGGCACATCGCTGCATACTGGATAGATAACTATATATAGCGTCATGCATTATATCAAAAATGGCCGGAATGGGTCATAGTCATAGTCATACTGAAAGCAACCGAAACCCGATTTTATCAAAAGAACTTAACGGAGGCATGGGTTTATATGCCAAATCTTCTTAGAAGTAATTATGGGTGCCAGGAAACAGTTTGGAAAGACCGAACTCCATACGCAACTAAAGCCTGCGGATGAGGTCAAGTTCTTTGAATTGCTTGAGAAGATGAATTATGGGAGGAGTGAGACGGCTCGCCTATTAATTGGCCTCGGCCTGAAGGTTATGGATCAAAAGAACCCATTTCTGTTTGATAAGAATAGTGGGTGAGATATGAAAATAAAAGATCAGCCAGGTTACCAAGCCTGGCAAGAGAGGATTCCTTATGAATGAAATAGCCATAGGTAGCATAAAAGCTTTTGTACCGCCTTTAGAACCCATTTTTACCTTGACAGCATCCCAGCTCCATGAGGTCATCCATGAGGCCTTGCAGGATAAGATTGACTCCCTGGAAGCCATAGTTGCCCGCCAGGATGAGAAGATAGCCGCCTTGGAATCCACCGCAGACACCCAGGCTGATAACCAGCTCATCCAGCTCAGGCTTATCAATGATCTCCGGGAAGCCGCCAAAGCTCACAAGAAGCCCACCAAGACACAAGAAAAGAACGCCAAGATCCTAACTGCATTAATAGCCAGCGAGGGCGGCAAGATGCTAACCAAGGATGCTCGCAGAACCATGAGGATGGATAAGGGAACCTTCTCTCGATTGGTTGATTCTATGCAAGATGTCCAAACAAAGCCTTACCACACGAATAAGAGGCAAACTCTCCTAATTCTCAAACCCAATTCGATCGTTGATATCAACGATCAACAATCAAGCCAGGATTTGGATAGAACCTAGATCCACTTCCCAAAGTCGTACAATCTGGTCGGATTTTACCAGGTTGATTGATATTGATTACTTTGAGATAGAGATAGATAGAGATTAATATATAAATAAACGGTTGTTTCGGATGCATCTAGATAGAGATTAAGAAAATCGTTGATCGTTGGTACCAACGATTAAGGAGAGATAAAACGTGATGTTCAATAAGAAGTTGGGAAAGAGGATCATTATCCTCCTCATCAAGGCAAAGCTCCATCCGCCTTATCTGGCTGTGGTCCTGAAAATTACCAAGCCCCGCAAGATCCTTATCCCGGACGTCGCCAGCTTTGAAGTCATCTAAGAGAAATGGGTCCCCTTAGATTATCCTTTTTAGACAAAAATTGTCCTTTTTAGGTACATTTATATACTTCCCGACTTATAGTAAAAGCAGCAATCATGAGACAATGCGCCGTATGTGGTCACAAAAAGAGAGCTGCAATCGAGGCGGCTATGATCGGTGGAGTGGGCAACTATCCCAAGATAGCCCAAGATTACGGGATAAAACTGGCTTGCCTGCATGATCATAAGCGCTACAACCATCTTCCCCAAAACCTCATCACGGCTGCTCAAGAGGCAGAGGAAAAGCACGGCATTGACGTAACCGCTCTATTAGAGGAGTGTCTTGAGCTCTCCTTAGGCTCTGCAAGAGAGGCCCGGAAAGCCAAGGCATTCAACGCCATCGGCAGCATTATGAGCGGTCCTTATAAGGCGGCTGAAGTGTTGTCAAGGACTGCCTCAGGCCCGGAGGAGAGCGGTCTGGATGCAATGAGACGAGAATTGAAGGAGAGACGAGATGGGCTATAAACGAAACGGAAAACCACGAAAGAGCTTGGTAAATGATCAGGTGGCACTGGAACGCTTAAGAACCCTAAAGAAGATGACACCCCGGCCTACTCTCAGGGCGATTGCCAAAGCCGTCAACTATCCACCTTCAACGGTGTTCCGAAATATCAAGCGCATGGAGAAGCAAGAGTCGGATGTGGCACCTTCCACCTGAGGATAGTTTGGCGGCTTCGGTCTGGATCGACACCCTTGAAGAGAGTGATATCAAGCTGGAGCTTCTGACCGGGGCGGTGCGGAGCACTAAGACCGTAGGTTCCTTGATCACATGGTGCGATCGGGTGTCCTCAGGCCCAAAGAACGTAGGGAGATGCATGTTAGGCAACACTGAGCGCACCCTAATCAGGAATTGCCTCTATCCGCTCATGGAGTTTGTAGGGCCTGAACACTGCAAGCTCAATATGGGCAAGGGCGAGTTAACCCTCTTTGGCCGTAGAATCTACCTGGTAGGCGCCAATAATTTAGGAGCTCTGCCAAAGGTTCAGGGTCCGACATTTCTTGATGCATATTGCGATGAGGCGGCCACATATCCTTATGAAGTTTTTAACATGCTCATGAGCAGGCTGTCTCTCCCTGGTTCTAAGTTGTGGGCTACCATGAATCCTCAAGGCCCGGCCCACTGGATGAAGAAATACTTTATTGATCGCGCCTCAGATTCAAATATCCGGGCGAGAGTCTGGCAATTCCAGCTCGATGATAACTCCTTCCTGACTGAGGAATACAAAGCCTGGATCAGATCCACCTATACGGGCTTATGGCGCAAGCGCATGATCGAAGGGCTTTGGGCGATTGCGTCGGGAGCTGTCTTTGCCAACTTTGACCCGGATCTGCACGTAGTTAAGAGCCTTCCTGAGGTGCCTATGGATCAACTGCGGATCGGCATAGACTACGGCAGCCGAAACCCAACTACATTCCTGAAGGCTTGCCGCTATGGCCCTCAATGGATAATCACAGAAGAATACTATCACCGCCCCAAGGAGCAGAACCAGAAAACCAATTCGCAGTACGTCTCAGATCTCATAGGCTTCATAGGCTCCTTGCATCCTACCTCGATTGAATGTGATCCGAGCGCCGCAGCATTCATCCATGAGGTCCGCAAGGCCGGGATCAAGGGCGTGCATGGGGCAGATAATGATGTCCTGGGAGGCATCCAGAAGATCTCCCAGGCCCTTAATGCCGGTCTTCTGAAGATCTCCGAAGCCTGTCCTAACCTTCTTGAAGAGATGGGCAGCTATTCCTGGGACGATAAGGCGGCAGCAATGGGCATAGACAAGCCCATCAAGAGCGGAGATCATGCTATCGATGCTCTCAAATATATAATAAATGCAATATACTGACGAGGTGAAACATGGTAATAACCAGCTTAAAAGCATTTGAGGCTGGATCTCCCTGGCCCATTCAATCCGAGCAGGAGAGGATGGACCGCTATGTTAGAAATGGGCTGCTATATGACGGCAAGCATGCTCAGGTATGGCCGGACTTAAACCCCTTCGGCATCAATAAGGGAAGCGGTGAGCATACCTTTGAGATGCTGGATTACATAGACCGCAATCATGTAGATATGACGGTCAACTGGTACAAGAGGGCTACGACCGTCTTTGCCGATCTCTTGTGCGGAGAGCCTTTTAAGATTGCTGCCGATGCTCAAGATGCAGCAGACAGGCTTATCGCCGATAATGCCCTGGTCCTGAAGGCTTACGAAATTGCCCTGTCGATGGTGCAGAACGGCGTAGGCCTATTCAAGGCCCGATTTGATAAAAGAGGTATCATAGATGTCATTAACCCTAGAATCTGGTATCCGGTGGTGTCGCCTGATAGCACTGAGTTCGCTGCTCATGTGTTGGCGTGGAGCTTCAAGGAAGGCGAGGAAGAGTATGTCCGAGCGGAGATCCACGAAAAAGGCAAGATCACAAATAAGCTCTTTCTGGTGGAGGCCGGTAAACTCAAGGCTGCTCTTTTAACCAAATTTGAGCGGTATGCAGCCATCAAGCCTGAAGTTAAGACAGGCGTTGATGCCTTCCTTGTGGTGCCTGTCCAGAACATCCTGGGAAGTGACGGCGTTTTCGGCAGGGATGATTATTCAGATATGAATGATCTGGTTAAGGAGCTTGAGAAGAGGCTTATTCAGAACTCAAGGATCTTAACTAAACATGCTGATCCCTCGATAAGTGGGCCCGCAAGCAAGATTGATGTCGATCCTTATTCAGGCGAGGCCGTGGTAGTCGGAGGCGGTCAATACTATGGCTACAACACCGGCGAACCGGTCCCTGGTTATATGACCTGGGATGCCAAGCTTGAGGCATCTTTTTCGCAGATTGACCAGATAATCCAGAAGCTTTACATGATCACTGAGTTATCCCCGGCTGCTCTGGGTGAGCTTAAACAGGGCCTCGCAGAGAGCGGATCAGCCTTGAAAAGGTTAATGATGCCTACCCTCGCCAAGGTCAACAGGTTGAGGCTCAGGTTAGATCCTGGGACAAAGGAGATCCTGAGGGTCACTGCCGCCCTTGAGGTGGAAGGCCGTGGAGTTGATGCCGCCCAACTTGGCAACATCCAGATTACCTGGCAGGATGGCTTACCGCGAGACGAGAAGGAAGTAACGCTCCTGGAAGTCGAAAGAAAGAAGGTAGGTCTTACCACAGTAGCCAGCTCTCTGAAGAGACTTGAGCCTGAGATGGATGAGGCCGCCAGGCAGGCAGAGGCGGCAATCATCTTGAAGGAGAATCCTCCGAAAGTGTGGCCTTATTAGACAAAATTTGTCCTTTAAGGATAATTATATATATTAAGCGGAGCATGATTATGAGCATCATATACACCCGCCTTGACCTCCTATCGAGGCGGGGTAATATCAAGGTTCACGAAATCCTTAAAATTTCGGGGTAATCAATGCCAGAAGATGAAAAGAAATTCACTCAGGCCGATGTAGATCGGATTGTCTCGGACAGACTCAAGAGAGAGAAGGAGACACATGGAGATAATGAGGCTCTGAAGGCTGAAAATGCGGCCTTGAAGGCTTCTTTAGCGTCCGAGCAAACCGCGAGAATTGGGCTTGAAGGTAAGATAGCTACTTCAGAAGGGGCAGCCCTTAAGGCCAAAATCGCCAAAGAGGAGAACCTTCCAGAAGGACTAATCCCACTTATTACGGGCAAAACCGAAGCTGAGATCAGGTCAGCCATGAAGATCATGGTTGCCAGCATCGGTCCAGGCCCGGCAATTGGTGCAGCGACTAATCCTGCAACTCCTACGCCGCAAAGGTTCACACGCGAACAAGTAGCGGCGATGAAACCGGAGGACATAACAAAGAATTGGGCAACCATTGAGGCTCAAATGGCTGATGGATCGCTCAATAAGGCAGGATAAATAAATGACTCTGAATAACTTTATACCTAGCATTTGGAGCGCTAAGCTCTTGGAATCGCTTAAGAAGGCCCATGTTTACACTCAGACAGGAGTCGCAAACACGGATTACCAGGGAGATATCACCGGGTTGGGCTCAATTGTAAAGATCAACGGTATCGGCAGTGTGACCGTCAGACCCTATGTAAAGGGTACACCTATTGAACCTCCCGAGACCCTCACCGATGCACAAACCTCTCTGCTTATCAATCAGGCAGACTACTTCAACTTTGAAGTAGACGATGTGGACATTGCCCAACAGATCCCTAAGATCATGACGGCTGCGATGGCCCAGGCTGCTTATGATATGTCGGAAGTCTCAGACAAGTACGCCGCCGCCCTGATGGTTGCCGGTGTTCCTGGCGCTAACAAGATTGGCGCTGTGGGTTCGGCCATAGTTCCAGACCCGGACACGGCGGGCCTAACTGCCTACGACTACATAGTGGACATGTCCACAAAACTGAGTGAGGCTTCTTGCCCGAAGAATGGCCGCTACATAATCATTCCTCCCTGGTTCACTGGTGAGCTGGCAAAGGATGATAGGTTTACCAACATGGCCGCCTCTGGTAGCCCTGAAGCTCTGAGGAATGGGTTTGTGTCCAGGGTTGCAGGGTTCGATGTTCTTGAGTCCCTGAACGTCCCAACTATCGCAGATGGAGAAGACACCGACAGCCTGATCATAGCCGGTCAGCCGATGGCCTTCAGCTATGCCGAACAGATAAACAAGGTCGTACCCTTCAGACCCGAGGATGCTTTCTCGGATGCCGTGAAAGGCTTGCATCTGTACGGTTGCAAGGTCGTAAGGCCAACCTGTTTAGCCCTCATGACTGCAAGGGCGGTGGCTTGAATGAGGCTAATCTCCCTCATTCTCATAGGGCTTATCTGCCTTAGTGGGATAGGTGCGGTAGATGCGACCAGGACGGCAATTCATCAAACGGATGCTGTAGCCGATTCTTACGCCTCTAATAATGCCTGGCTCGCCCTGAGTTCGTCTACAGGACACTATCTGAATTACACCATCGATGGAAAACAGCTTCTCCTGGTGAACACTACAACGACCCTAACCGCATGGCCCCAAAATATCACGGTCGAATGCGGGATATACTGGCGAGAAGCTCTTGGGGACGCCGTGTTTACGCTGCCCACTAACAAGACTTTCGTACTTGGGCCTTTTGAGTCTAGTAGATTCAAGCAGGATGATGAGTGTCTCTACG